GCAGATGGTTTCTGATAGGCAATGCTGATATCGTTATCTTTAATTTGGATTGATTTAATAATCATAAGGAGCTCCTTTCTTGTTCTACGATTACTAATTTACCAGTAGCAGCTTGAACAGCTTGTTTAAATATTTCTGCATCTGAGTTGCTGTCAGATAAATGTAGTAGCCGTATGTCTTGACACTTAGTTAGGTCCATCGATTTGAGGAATTTAATAACGTTTTCTAGTGAAAAGTGAGATTGAATTAATCGTTCCATTCGTTTTTCGTCTAAATAACCAGCATCTACTTGTTGGTTTAAGATTTCATAGGAATGGTTACATTCAACCATGATATGATCAACATCTTTGAACGTATATCGGCAGTAATAGGTATCTGTAATGTAGAGGAGTTTTTCCTCGCCATCAGAAATTAAAAAGCCAACATTAGGAACGTCATGTTCTAATTCAAAAGGCAAAATACTGAAATTGCCTATCGTAAATTGAACCTTAGGTGTAATATATATGACTTTATGGTTCCCTGTTACATATAATGCATCTGCAGTATCTTTTAGCATATATACACGATGACCTAGCTTTAATAGATCATTTACGGCCTTGCTATGGTCTCCATGTTGATGTGTGAGCAACGTGCCACATAGGTGTAGAAAGTTAAAGCGACAATACCTTTGAATTTCTTTAAATGATAATCCTGCATCCAGTAGCAGTTCATCACCATTGGTTGAGGTTTTGATTCGGTAGCAGTTCCCTTTCGAGCTACTACCGAATGCTTGAATACTAATCACAATTAATCACCAAACATATTGACTGCTTCGCCAGTTTCAGGATTAACAAACTCACTGGCAGGACCAGGTTCTATGTCAATGGCTTCAGAATTTGCATTATTAGCGATGGTTTCTGCCACATCTGATTGAACATCGATAGTTTCACCTTCGAAATCAGGGGTGAGTTCGCCATTATTATCACGAATGACGGCGCCATCTGCAGAGATTGCATTAGCCATGTTCTGCATTTCGACTGATAGAATTCCATATTTACTTAACAAACGTTTGAGTACTGTTTTGATGGCCATTGCATCAAAGTCAGTTTTCCAAAGACCAAAACCCCTTTTGTATGTTTGGGAATACTTTATAGCGTGTGCTTCAGCATCTTCTTTGGACATATATAAATACTTTTCAAAGCCATTAATGAGTTTGAAATAAGCGATGTAGCCAACTACATTATCACCAGTTCGCTCACCCAATTCGAATTCGCCTGTAAGTTTATTATGGTGTTTAATTTCGCCTTCGTATATTTCACTAGCATTAATGGTCTTATATTGACCTGTGCGCATGGCCAACTGAATATATCCTTTGTAACCCATTTGAAATTGAGCTTCATTAATTTTCTTCTTGCTATTGTAAAAAGGAACAATATAAGCAAACCCAAGGTTTTGGTTAATTGGAAGATCTAAAGTGGCTGCCATCACACCTGCAGTAATAACTGTAGTAGGGTCAGCTTTAGATAAAAGTTCATTATTGTTAGATACAGAAATCAAACTAGATACAAAGGCTGCTGATTTTTTACCCAAGATTTCATTAAAACGTTTCTTTACCGACTCACTAGACACCATAGTTTTAAGCGATGGTGTTTGAGTTTGTGCTTTTGTTACTTCACCCATTATGTACCTCCTATGCCGTTTTATCGGCATCTACTAATTCAATTAACGGAAAAACTCCATTTTGCTTTAACAAATCGTATATAAATAGCCGGCCTTTTTGAGTCCAATATGTATGCATATGTGCTTTTTCTACATCATCAATAAATGTTTTGCTTGATGTATACCCTTTATCTGCATATTTAGCATATAGAAACCAAACACCGCTTTGTTTAAATTGCACTTTTTTATCGGCTAGAAATTTATTAAGCCAAGTTCCGCTTTTCCCATAGTCTTTAGCAATTTGAGTAATGCTTAGCAACTCTTTATTTTGCAAAATAACATCGTAATAATTGGCTTTCGGCTGCAACTCTGCTAATTGTTGATCTTTCATAGAGATAGACAACTTATAGTTCTCTATCGTTCTATTAGCGACTTGCAAGGCTCTTGCCATTACTTTTTCGGGAGAATTCCAATTCCTCTCAACTTGAATAAAATATTCTCGAGCTTGTCGGCCTTTTTCATTTCGAGATAGCATGCATAATTGCTTCGCCATATCAATTGTAAGTTCATGGTCAGTGATAATGCGTTTAACCTCTCGATTGCCTTCAATTTGAACTCGCTCTTTTTTGAGCGGGTTGAAATCTATACCAACTTCAAAACCATATTCACACATTCGAGGGAACCAATCTTTATATTCTGTTCCAATTTCTAAAAACATATGTAAATCTCTACCACTTACATATTGAGCATTTTCTACAACATTGATAGGTACTAATTGCATTCTTCATACTCACTTTCTTTTAAATGGTCATAATATACTGATTTGTTAACTAATTTAATTGCTTTTTTTAGCGAAGATAACGATTCTCCTACAGTTAGCTCGTGCTCAGACAAAATAGTATAAATGTATGCTGCCATTTCATCTGTACTCATAATTACTTTATGATTATTTGCCATACTTACACCTCCTTAACCACAAGTTGTGGCTCTGATTCGTCAACGATCAATTTAATTGTTTGACTATTAACAGGGATAAAGTCAGTAACAGCTTCCGCGTTATCGATAAACACTGGAGCATTAACTTTATAATAGCTAGTTAATGCATTGATAATGTCTAATCCGACATTAATTCTCGCAGCATTATTCATGCTACGGTATGGCACCCCTTTATAGGTTGTTTCGCAACATTCTTCAACGTTTCCATTTAGCATAACGTTGAACATTTTAAAACGAGCCAATTTAAACCTTGCGTTAATGCTTTCTTCCAACATGTTAACTTTGGCTTTTACGAACTCATCCATAAGATATGATGCCTCATCGAGTTCATTCTTTTCGGTAACAAGTTTTTGCTGTTGGTTTTCCAATTCAATAACACGATTTTCAATATCATCAATCAATTTGAATTTATTCAATTCAGTCTCGAGATTTGCTTTTTTAGATTTCAAAGAGGATATTTCGTCCTCAAGTCTTGCAAGTTCTTCGGTATCTGCACCTGGTTCCTCTTCAATCTCAAGCAAGAATAATTGTGCTTTTAAGTCAGCATATGTAGGATCATCTTCGACATTAGGTTCAGAATACGCTTCATATTCTTCACGTTTAATATCTCGCTCCTTGCTTTGTAGGGTAATGTCATCTATTAATCCGTCAGCTTTCAACGCCATCGTTTTCTGCTGCTCTTCATAATTTCCTTTTAACTTAGCAGCACTATCGATAAGGCCTTTCCATTCTTCAAGCTTTTTAGATTTATTAGCATTAAATTCTGCCTCGAGTTTTTCCTGCTTATCCGCCGGCAATTGCTGCCCGCAAGTAGGGCAAGCCTCTTTACTAAACTGCTGAGAGTTAAATGTGTCGAATTCAGATGTTAGAGTTTCGATGCGTTTGGCTTCTCGCCCAATTTCTTTATCAAGCTCGTTGCTTCTATCCATGCATCTATCTCTTTCAGCTTCAGTCGCCTTTAATTTAGATAGTGCCGTTTCGTATTCGCTGCGCAAATGTTGTTTGCGTTTATGGTAATCGGATAGTATGTCTGAACGTCTGACGTCTAATTGACGATTAATGTCACGAATTTTAGACTGTTTTTCTGTAGCGCTAAAACCGTTTTTAATAATGGCCTTTTGTTTTTCAACATCATCAATGCCAGTTGATAAAGTTTTAATATCACTGATTAGTTTATCTTTATCAGCCATAACTTCAGGTTTATTTCGCACAGCTTCATCAATACGAACCGGAATCATATCAAGTTCTTTATTAATAGCTGTTTTCTTGCTAGCGATAACTTTGCGTTGATCATCAACCGTCCGACCATCTAATAACTCAGCTAAACGTTTTAAATCTTCACAACTATTAATTACAGCAGCATCGTCAATATCCCCGCACATTTCCAAGAGTAATTTGCGACGATTTTGCCAGGAATACGTTTCGTTAAAGTACAATGGATTTGTAATCAATTTGAAGATGTTTTCATCAACCAGAGAATTTACAATCTCTTTGTATTCTTTTTCTTTCTTAGGTACACCATCGACAAAATAGTCTGTCGTATGACCTGTTAAGGTAACATCCCCACCACGAGGGGATGAATACTTTTCACGATATACTCGCTGTAATTCAATCGTCCCGCCGTCATCTAATGTAAAGGTCCCAGTTACTTCGTGATTGACTTTATGGATAGGTTCGCCACCATCCAATGTCTTAATTTCGAAATCAGCCCGATCTAGGCTGTCCTTACCAAAGAGGAGCCAGCACAGACCGTCAAATACAGTCGTTTTACCGGTAGCATTATCGCCACGGATTACAACATCGCCTTTTAAATCTAACGTAAAGGACGTTAATCCTTTGAAGTTAAGTAGTTCTAATTTTGTGAGTTTCATATCATTCTCCTATACAACAGTGGCATCTACATCGATGGTATGAGGTTCAATCTTTAATTGATTGGCCCATTTCATGACCGTCGAGTTAATTTGAGCATTCTTTTTAAGCTTTTCATTAGCAAATAGCTTAGCCTGCACTAAGTCGAACATTTGACGGCCTCTCTTCTTGCCCTTGTTGTCCAATTCTAGGCACGCGATTGGCTTCATTGCATCGTCAGTGACCACCACTATTGCAGTAGTCCCTTTCATGACTCTATCTCGGTATGATCCAACGCAATTTTTTAACCGTTTACCTACAGTCATTAAATCAGCAGCAGTCTTAGGAATCATAAAGTGCATTCCGTTTACATCAGCTTGTAGCTGAGGAATTTCCGGAAGAATTACGTCGCCGTACTCCTGTTTGTTGTAAATATTAACTACAACATCATGGAAGTCTTTTAACTTGCAATTAATATTCCAAACTTGAGCTATATACTTACCATTTATTTGACTGTACATGTTAACAATATCCCTGATATCTGATGCAGTGACATTTAACAAATACCGCAATAAATTTCGTTCGCCATATCGTTTGGAAAGGCCAATCCACATATTAAGTATTTTTTCAGTCCTAACGCCCATATTCTCATCTAAATGAGCTGCATTAATTATTTTTGCAGATACATCATCAAACCCTTTGTCTCGATTAAGCGTCAATATTGTCCTTCGATTATTTTCGTCTTTAAAAACATTCAGCATATCTGATAACTTAACAATCATAGGGTCATTAACCATCATGCTGCGCAATAATTTACTATCAGGAGCTCGATGATAAATTCGCAATGCTTCTAAGAATCCGGTCCCCTTTTTAGTCATAGTTAAAATCGAATCATCAAAATGTAGATCTCTTATGGAACCCATCCAATAGCGTGGAGTCCATTTAATGTTGCTTTTAATTATTTTAGTGACAGCAGGCATATCAGGAGCTCTAAGCTTTAAGATCATATTAACCAACATAGAAATCCCATATCCGCCATATTCACTAATCGAGTGCGGAATATAAACATCTTTTACTTTATATCCGCACTGTTCTGATAAGCGCTTTTCAAACGTTATGCGCAGACTTTTGAAGAGTTTGGCCAAATGTTCTTTATTAACTCCATGTACTGCATACGATTTCCCTATGTATTTTAAAATTGGCATAATCGGATTATTAGAATCACGAATATAATCGACTGTAAGTTCATGTTTTCTCTTATCTTCATCGATATAAAAAGCTTTTCTGGCTTTGAAATCAAAACGCAAAACTTCTTTATAAGAGCCATCTTCAGACGTTCCATCCCAAAACAACTGGATACCTTTATATTTAATACGAAAATCGAGAAAGTCTTTGCAATTAATGACCTCAAAAAACATTTCTTTAGGAAATAATTCCTCGTCATCACATGTTAATATCACTTTGTGTACATATGGTTCGGAGCGAGTCCCACAATTAGGGCAAACATAATATTTCGCACCTGTATAATATCCGCAGCCCATGCTATATTTGCGGTTCCATGTGCCACCAAATGTGTGATTGCAATCGCAATGGTGAATTGTTGTGTAAGCAGCATCATAATGTTTTTCAATTATGATGCTATCGAACATTTTACGGATGTATAAACTTGACACAGTTTCCACAGAACGCCACCGCCTTAATCGCCAAACATAGCAAAGAGGTCAGCATTTTCTTCTACACTAGACTCAACCACTGACTGTGTTTCATCTGTAGCTGGTTTGCTATCAACTGGCACAGGTTCTTTAGCGGTTTTAGTCTTACGTGTACGCTTTGGCTTTTCTTCCTTTTTAGGATCTTTCGTTTTTTCTTTAGGAACGTCGGGCAAAGGTTTACACACCACATCAAAGGCCTTTACAATTGCATTGGACGCTTTCATGACATCCTCTGTATATGCGATACCCGCCTGGTACTCTTCGGCGTTACCAGGGTCCATTTCAATGGCCTTATGTAATATATCCAGCGACTTTTTACATATGTCTGCTTGGCTTTTAAATTGTTGCTTAGCCATATTTAAGCCTCCTTCTCTGCCATGATGGATTTTAAATCGGTGATAAGATCATCTGTCAAGGAATCACTAGATGGACGAGTAACACCATGTTTGCTAAAAATTGCAAGTGCTTTTTTTGCTTTTACCCCATCTTCGCCCATCCATTCACGGAATTCCTTATAAAAGGCTTTTTTATCTACAGGTTCAGGTGTTACATCTAACGTGTTTTCAACTTCCTGCGCAGGCGCATCTTTAGGATCAATTTCTTCCTGTTGTGGCGTCCGCTCTTCTTTTGGTTCAACAGGTTCTGCGTCTAATGGCTGCACTGGAATATTA